ATACAGGTGAACTTTCCTACAGCACGACGTTTTTTGATTGGGAAAACGACACGCCTACAGCGTATGTTTATTGGAACGAAGTAGATAACAAGGCGTATTTCTTTGCCGACGAAAGACATGGAATCGTTCTTGACTGGGCAACACATGAGTATCTTCATAGAACCCGTGGTGCCGCAATTGCCAATGGATTTGGTGCCAACAACTACACCACAACTGGCGACGGCTCACTAGATGCTCATGCAAAGATTGATATTGCCGACGGCACCTTCTTTGATGAGGACCTCCAGGTAGACATCACGCACTCCGCATCCCCGACCGCGAATACGTGGCAACAGCGACTACAGGGTGGCGCTTACATTCCCGTTTTCTATCGTCTCAATAATCACTGGCGCACCGACACAGCAACACAGTTTCCAATGAAGCAGGGAACAACTTTAGTTCAATACAACCTGAACACCGCAGGCACTTGGTCGACGACCGACATTAGTAACAACAAATTCGGCATCACATGGATCACCGCTACAAATAATCTTGGTAACCCGATCATAGGCGTGCTAGGTCAGGCTGAATACAACAGTCAAGGTGAGGCTGAAGCAGTTCAGTGGGAAGACATGAACCTTTCCGGGTTCCCTGTCGTTGAGTTTAGACCTCTCTATAAGATCATTTATCAAACAGCGACTGCGTATGTAAATACGCCGAACGCTCGTATCACATCTGTTGTCGATAAGCGCGTAACCATTCCTCTTGGTGGCGTCCCTGCAACACCAGTCTCTGACCATGGTTCGCTCACCGGTCTTTCTGACGACGATCACACGCAATATCTACTCGCCGATGGCACCCGCAACGCTTCGTCACTGAACGTGACCGGCGCATTGTCGTCATCAACTCTTACAGTTGACAGCATCGAGATCGACACAACAGGCGCTACAACTGATCAGGCGCTTGTTTTCAATGGGACAAAGTTTGCTCCCGCCACCGCAGCAGGACCGCAAGGCGCGCAAGGCGCTCAAGGCGCGCAAGGCCCGCAAGGCGCTCAAGGTGTTCAAGGTGCTCAAGGTGCAACTGGATCGCAAGGCCCGCAAGGCGCAGCGGGAGTGCAAGGTGTAGACGGCCCGCAAGGCGCTACAGGAGCTCAAGGACCGCAAGGTGCTACAGGCGCGCAGGGCGCAACAGGCGCGCAGGGCGCGCAGGGAGATACGGGAGCGCAGGGTGCAACTGGAGCTCAGGGCGCGCAAGGACCACAAGGTGACGTCGGTCCGCAGGGTGCAACAGGTGCTCAAGGCCCTCAAGGTGCCACGGGTCCACAAGGAGCCACTGGTCCGCAGGGGCCACAAGGAGCACAGGGGTCTACAGGTCCGCAGGGACCACAAGGCGATGTAGGTCCGCAGGGTGCAACAGGCACACAAGGCGCACAAGGGGCAACTGGGCCGCAAGGTCCGCAAGGTGATGTAGGCGCTCAAGGAGCAACAGGCGCGCAAGGCGCAACCGGGGCACAAGGACCACAAGGCGCCGCTGGTGCACAAGGGCCGCAAGGCGATACAGGACCGCAAGGTGTTCAAGGAGCTCAAGGCGCTCAAGGTTCACAAGGAGCCACAGGCCCGCAAGGTGCGCAAGGGAACTTTGGTGGCGTTACTTTTGAATACGTTTTTGATACCGACACGGCGCACACTGACCCCGGCGCAGGAAAACTTAAGTTCAGCAACTCAGACATCACTCTTGCTTCAGAACTAAAAATTGATGACGTTGACGCCAATTCAACAGACATTCAATCGTACCTGAGAACAATCGACGACTCAACAAGTACGATGAAAGGCCACTTCCGCATCTCCAACAAGAGCGACTCTTCTGATTTTGCTGTGTTCACAATTTCAGCGGTCACTGAGGAGACGGGCTTCTTTGACGTCGAATGTTCATATGTCTCTGGCTCGGCGTCTTCGTTCAGTAACGGTGAAAGTATCGTTATTACCTTTGCTCGCACTGGCGACGTCGGTGCGCAAGGAGCACAAGGCGCAACTGGTGCGCAAGGGCCGCAAGGTGCAAACGGAGCGCAAGGCGCTCAAGGAGCAACAGGCGCGCAAGGCGCAACCGGTTCACAAGGACCACAAGGCGATGCGGGTGCTCAAGGCGCCACCGGTGCACAAGGAGCAACTGGTGCGCAAGGCGCAACCGGTTCACAAGGCCCGCAAGGTGATGTCGGTGCGCAAGGAGCACAAGGCGCCACCGGTGCGCAAGGCGCAACAGGTCCGCAAGGTCCGCAGGGCGACACTGGCCCGCAAGGGCCGCAAGGTGCAAACGGAGCGCAGGGAGCTCAGGGCGCACAAGGCCCTGCCGGCGCTCAAGGTCTTGACGGCCCGCAGGGCGACACTGGCCCGCAAGGGCCGCAGGGCGCTACAGGCGCTCAAGGAGCCACCGGTCCGCAGGGTCCGCAGGGAGATACAGGGCCACAAGGGCCGCAGGGCGCAACAGGTGTGCAGGGTGCGCAAGGCGCACAAGGATCCACTGGACCGCAAGGTGACACCGGACCGCAAGGAGCCACTGGACCCCAAGGAGCGACTGGGCCACAAGGTGCTACAGGGTCACAGGGACCGCAGGGAGCACAAGGAGCCACGGGTCCAGTTGCTGGTTCAGCAAACCAAATCGTATACAAAGATAGTTCCAATAACCCCGCTGGCAGTTCTGGACTTCAGTATGACGGCGTAAGTCTAAAAGTAAATGGAAACCTTGAATCTGTATACAGCAATGGTGATGAGGGTGGGGAAATATTCCTCAACAAAGCAACAACAAATACAACACTTGTAAGTGGCGTAACCATTGATGTTAACCAAAACAGATTGCGTTTCTTTGAGAATGGCGGAACTAACCGCGGCTTTTACCTAGACATATCCACAGGTGCTACTGGCGCTACCACCAACCTCCTTGCTGGCGTACAGGGTCCACAGGGCCCACAAGGCGCAACCGGTGCGACCGGAGCACAAGGTGCAACTGGACCACAAGGTGCGACCGGCGCGCAAGGCGCGACTGGACCACAAGGAGCTACCGGACCGCAAGGCGCAAATGGCGCGCAGGGCGCGACCGGGGCACAAGGACCCGCTGGCCCTCAAGGCGACACGGGCCCACAAGGCGCGCAGGGTGCGACTGGACCGCAAGGTTCAACAGGTCCGCAGGGTGCAACAGGTGCTCAAGGCGCACAGGGACCACAAGGCGCGACAGGAGTGCAAGGGCCTGCCGGTCCTACAGGCTCTATCGATGATCTATCAGACGTTGCTCTAGCTTCTCCAACTACCGGTGACTTTCTTAAATACAGTGCTGGTTCATGGTCTAACTCAAAAATTACGCTAGGTACAGATACAGACGGCAACTACGTTTCAGGCGTGATTGCCGGCACTGGTATCACGGTTTCTCACACTCCGTCTGAAGGCTCAAGCCCAACAATTTCGTTGACAAACTCGAGTATCTCTCTCAACGGCACATCTATATCGTTGACAAGCGCGGGGTCACAGACTGTCACCGCTGCGGCTGGCACGCTTACCGGCACGTCGCTTAACTCAACTGTTGTTAACTCGAGCTTAACCTCCGTTGGGACAATCACGATCGGAACGTGGAACGGCACAGCTATTGCGATAGCTAACGGCGGAACCGGAGCAACAGACTCCGCCACGGCACGAAGCAATCTCGGTCTTGCTATCGGCACAAACGTCCAGGGATACGATGTCGAACTCGCTGCAATAGCGGGACTAACAAGTGCCGCAGATAGGTTGCCGTACTTCACTGGCTCGGGCACGGCGTCATTGGCAACATTTACCTCGTTTGGTCGCTCTTTGGTTGATGACGCCGACGCAAGCGCCGCGCAAACTACACTAGGTCTTGTCATCGGAACCAACGTTCAAGCGTATGACGCAGATCTTTCTGCAATCGCTGCTCTTACTGGAACGTCCGGCTTCCTTAAGACTAACGGCGCCGGGACTTGGAGCGTAGATACAGCGACATATCTGACATCAACAACCGGTGTTACTACGGTAAACGGCAGCAGCGGCGCAATCACAAACGTTGCGCTAACAACTGGAACGTTAGGGCAGTTTGCCGCAACGACGTCGTCGGCACTTGCCGGCGTTATTTCTGACGAGACAGGCTCCGGCGCTCTCGTGTTTGGAACATCGCCCGCAATTACTACAAGTTTGACGACCGGAAGCGCGTCGTTTGATCTACTTAATACAACAGCCACCACCATCAACTTTGGTGGAGCGGCGACAACACTAAATATTGGAAACTCGTCTGGCACGGTGACGATTGCCGGAAACTTGACGGTCAACGGCACGACCACAACGATCAACTCGACAACATTGAGCATTGACGACAAGAACATCGTTCTTGGCGCGGACAACACTCTTGACACGGCGGCAGACGGTGGTGGCATCACCCTTAAAGGCGCGTCAGACAAGACGTTCAACTGGGTTGATGCAACAGATGCCTGGACATCGTCTGAGCATCTAAACCTTGCGACAGGCAAGGCCTACTACATCAATGGAACGTCGGTACTTAGCTCTACAACTCTTGGTTCTGGAGTCACTAGTTCAAGTCTTACCTCGGTTGGAACAATCACTTCAGGAACCTGGTCTGGCTCATTCGGTGCAGTCTCGGGAGCAAACCTCACGAACCTGACGGCAGGAAACCTTTCTGGAACAATCCCCTCTACGGTGATGGGAAACTCATCGTCGACAACCGGGACAACAGTAACAGTAAACGCAAATACTACAACAACAATCGATACGATTGCGGTGTCCAGCAACCCACAAGCAATTGAATATACTCTAAGAATAAGCCAGGGCACGGCCATACGTACCTCAAAAGTCCTAGTAAGCCCCAATGCAAACAGTGGTGCCTCGGCAGTTGACCACGTAGAGTATGCTGTCATTGAAACACTTGGACCGTTAAGTGGTATATCAGTCGCCGCTACTGTGGATGGAAGTAATATTATATTGACTGTTACGACAACATCAGGTAGCACAATGTCTGCCGAGTTCATAAAAACAGTGATGGTATAACCATGGCCGTAAGTTCATTTAAGATATCAGACGACCTAAACATAGACGGCTTTTCGATCAACCTAGGTACGCCGTCTACAGGCCAGGCGCTTGCCTACGACACGGGGACAGCGTCGTATACTCCTGTAACTGAGACTCCTATAGGAACTGTCGTGATGTACGTTGGCGCAACTGCGCCTACAGGTTGGGTCGTATGCAACGGAGGGTCATACGCAACAACAGGGACCTACGCCAATTTATTTGCAGTGATTCAGTATAGGTACGGGGGCTCAGGTGCAAACTTTAACGTACCAGACTTCGTGAGCAAGCCTTCTGTTGGTTTATCGCAAACAACCAACCTAACAAGCACAACTAGCAGTAGTAATTCATTTTCTCACTCCCATAACGTGGGATATAGCACAGCAGACGCAAATGCTGTCTCCCTCGCGCACACTCATGCGGCCGGCGGTACCGATGCAGCACACACTCATAATGCGTCAGACGGGCAAAAAGGCAACCATTCTCACGGCGGCAACACGCCGGCTGGCGGAGCTCATACGCATCTAATAGATAGAACTGGAAACTTTTCTTCAAACACGGGTGCATCTGACTCCAACCACACCCACGCATCGTCAAGCAACACTGCAACCCACTCACATAACGATGCATCCGGAAACGCGAACCATTCGCACAGCTCCACAGACGGCCCAGGCATGTCGCACACTCATGCGCACAATAGCATAACTTTCACAAGCCAGGCTATAAACCAGGCGAATGCGGTCGGTGTTACGACGCACGGGCACGGCACTATTAGCACTATACAACTTCTATTCATCATTAAGTTTTGACATGAGCTCGTCTAAATTCTACATCCCAACAACATTGAGCAGTAAAGGTGTCGTAGTCGACACTTCTAGCTCGTCTTCTAAAAACAACCTCATATATAGCTCCGCAAGTTCTAAGTTTATTGCGACTCAGAAAGCTATTCCTACCGGCGTTGTAAGAATGTGGACATCTTCAACCGGAGCCACTCCTGCGTTTGTAGTGAGTGCCACTGGCACTGTTGGTTCTATATCTGGGTCGGGCACAAACGCGTCCCCATGGACAGCTACAGTTACTGGAATGGCCACCACCGCCGGTCTTGCGGTAGGTTCGATCATAACCGCGACAGCGGGTACGGGTACTCTGTACGGCGGTTCTCCGACTTCATTTGTAGTTTCAGCTATCAACAGCTCTACGTCTGTGACGTATCAGGTAGTCGGAGGGACGACGCCCACCGCTGGCACGGTCACAAACGTATCAAGCACAAACTACATAATTTGTAACGGCCAGTCTCTTAACACGTACATGTTTAGGTTTCTTCATGCTGTGATAGGAAACAAGTACGGTGGAACAGCATACAGCAACGGCGTAACGAACGTTGCAGGGGCGACAACAACGTTTACTCTGCCAAACTTCTCTAACGGAAACTTCCCGATAGGCTCTGCCAGTGGCACTCCAACGTCGGCAAACGTCGGTGGGACAACGTTCACTGAAACTCACACTCACACTGCTGTAGTTTCTTACACAGAAGGCTCCGGAAATACAGATCACTCACACAACAGTTCTAACTCAGGCGCAGATCACACTCACAACTTTTCAAGCGGAACTACCAACTCCGGCTCGCATTCTCACGTTTATTCGACCAGCAATGTTACTCACAACCATAACTATACCCCTGGTACTACAGTAGCAAACAACAACACGGGTGGTGTAAACCAAAACCATACGCATGGCGGTATCAGTGCGCCTAGTGCAAACCACTCGCACAACGTAAACTCAAACACAACTTTTCATAGTCATACCGGAGATAGCGGTGGAAACGCGCACTCAGGTACCTCCGTTCATAGCTTCACAAAAGGAATGAGTACGTTGAGCGTTTCACACTCGCACAGTGCAACGATCACTGGAATTTATTTCATGATTAGGTACATATAATGGCTGAATCTTCATTTCAAACACCTTCTACGGTCACTGTCGACAACATAGTTATCGATCTATACGGCTCTTCTGGGCCTACTGAAGGTAACGCTTTAGTCTACGACGGTACGTCATTTTCCCCCGCAAACATAATCCCAGTCGGGACAATTGAGATGTGGGCTGGTGACTCTACACTTGCAACGACTCCCCCGGCCGGATGGCTACTATGTGACGGCACAGAAAAAGCAATAGCCACGTACGGCAACCTATACAGTGTCATCGGAACTAGATATGGAACGTTGACAAATGGCTTAGGTGCTGCTGGAACTAGTCATTTTAGATTACCTAGCACCGTAGGGTTTATTCCAATCGGCATCGCTGCATCGACTACACCAACAGTCCCAGCAACTGCAACCGTGTTTAGCAGCACGAGTCTGTCGCATTCTCATGCCATAGATTCTTCGACCTCTACTACAGCCGCCGACGGAGGCGCGGCAGGGCACAATCACAACTACAGTAACACCGGCCTGAGTCATAACCACCAACTTGCTGCCTCAAACTTTGATCACTCGCATAACACAGGTGCACCAAGCAACACTCATACGCACAGCGGTACTAGATATGGAAACTCGGCGGCTAGATCCACGGCGTCCGTAGCGCACGATGGTGCAGGTCACGGATTCCAAAACCTTGACAATGCACAGGACCATTCGCACACATCTGGGGCACAGTTGTACACCAATACTTCAGCTCATTCGCATACGCTAGGCTCTGGAGGAGCAAACCATACGCACACGTGGAATAAGAGTGCGACTAGCAACACGCACGGTGAAACCGCTACCGCACACAACCATACCGTGACTACAGTGCCGATCTACTTCATCATTAGGTTTTAGGAGAGAATCTATGCTACAAGAGCAACCTCAGCACGAATACGGCGTAGGGTACTACTTTCGTGAAATAGGTCTAACAGACTCAGTAGGCTTGTTCAACTTTTGTAAGGCCGTAAAAAACTTTAGATTTGAAGCAGACTGGAACGAAAAAAATAATACTGAGTCAACCCGGTGCGATAACGGGGCTCCACGAAACGCATTTCTTCCTAGCGGATTTCATCACTGGGACTACGAAACAGAGATATGCTCGTGTGGATCAACGTCAAAACCGTACGGTACGACAAACGATCACTACACGTGTCTGACTCACTGCAAAATTTTCCGTGTTCCGATTCAATCGGAAAAAGGATTCATCGCGTACCTTGAGTACGCAGAACCTGAAAATGAAGAACACAGTATGCAGCACTCCGAGTGCAACGCCCGTACGCTGCAGGAGTTGTTCCGCGGCATTTTGGAGTGGGCTTGGGTTCATGAAAACATGGGAAATAATGAAGAAATCGCAGTTGTAGCCCATGAATTCATTGCAGAGATGGACATACCTGAAGATATTCTTGAATGGCTATGGTCTGCCGTGCCAGATCAAAAGGTTGCAAGATACCTTCGTGGGCTAACAAACGCAAGAATGCGACCGCCAGTTGAAGATATTCCAGACATGTCAAACGAGTTCAACGAGTGGGTGGAGCAAAAAATAGTTGCAACTAAGACGATTTGGGCGTACGGGTCGAGATAGTATTGTACAATCATGCACCTAGAGTACCTACATGAAGGTATAGCTTACTACGAAAACGGTCTATCAGACTACCTCTGCCAAGACGTATGGGAGTTTTACTATCGAAACATCGATAGTCTAGCTTTACCTGGCGTAACTATGAGCGGGTCAAACGGTGGAACTGAGGACTCCCCGTGGAAGCATACACTTGATCAAGACATGAAAAGACTATCGCAGTGCGACGAAAGTCTAATAGCCGAGAGATCTAACATAGATGATAGAATCTATGAAGAACTAAAGCTTCCAGTGAGTGACTATCTCAACATCTACGATCAACTGGCCAAGGCGCCAAATATCGTCGACACAGGCTATCTGTGGCAGATGTACCGTAAGAACGATGGCTACTACAAAGAGCACGTTGACGGAGACAACTGGAATCACGATACGATACACAGAGTTGCTGGAATCGTGTGTTACATCAACACTGTAGATGAAGGCGGAGAGACGTACTTTAGATATCAGGATCACTACATAAAACCGAAGAAAGGTGGAGTAGCGATATTTCCATCTTCTTGGATGTACCCGCACGAAGCCATGATGCCGATATCTTCAGATAAACTAATACTTAGTTCATTTTTAGTTTGTCAACCAGTAGAAACGCACAGACACTTTTAGACGCATGATTTCTATCATCACACCCACGTACAACACTTCTCCCGACATTCTTGCTCGCACCTGGAATTCTCTTAAGCAGCAGACATTCACAGACTGGGAGTGGGTAATCTGGGACGACTCAACAAACGAAGAAGCGTGGCGACAGCTATACGGTTTTTGTTCGGATGAACGATACAAGATCTCGATGCATCGCTCACACGTCCACTCAGGGTCCATCGGCGACGTCAAGAGAAACGGTTTCATGGTCGCTAAAGGAGACATTCTTCTTGAGCTCGACCACGACGATGAGCTGTACCCTGACTGTCTTGACGAGGTTGCGAAAGCGTTTTCTGACCAAACCATCGGGTTTGTCTATTCAGACTGGTGTGAGATACTTGAGAACGGTGTGTCGGGGCGCTACCCTGAAGGCTGGGGATTCGGCTACGGTAGCGACTACTGGTCTGAAGAACACGGCGTCTGGGCGATGTCAGCTCCTGAGATCAATCCGACAACGATGAAGCACATCGTATCAGCGCCTAATCATGTTCGAGCGTGGCGCGCAGACGTGTATAGAAAGCTTAACGGGCACAACCCAGCGTACGTAGTTGCTGACGACTACGAACTTGTCGTAAGAACCTTTCTTGAGACAAAGTTTCTTCATATCAATAAGCTTCTATATAAGCAGCACATCGGACCGTCAACTGCGCAGAGGCAAAGAAACGCACTAATTCAAGATCTCGTGGTCGAGATTTCTTCTAAGTACAGTGATATGATAGATAGCAGATTTGAAGAACTAAATGAACAGACGGAGAATAGATAATGTCAGATAACCTAGAACTTGACATCGACAAGATCGTCCTAAGTCTTACAAACCAGATAGCGCAGCAAGCGCAGAAGATCGCGATTCTTGAGGCGACTGTAGACGCCTTGAACAAGGCGCTTCAAAGCAAAGAAGACAACTAGTCTTTTTTCTTTTTCTTCTCGTTTTCAGATTTCTTACGAGAAGCGTGATATGCAGCTACCGCGTTTGCGCTCGTGCGACTTCTCCACGTAAACTCGCATTCTGAGCACCTAACAAGCTTCATTGTTGTCCAACGCCCGCCTTCAGGCGACGGCGCGACGACTACAGAAAGTTTTACTGGACGAGCTCCACAGTACGGGCAGTTCGGAAATCTTGTTCTACGTATTTCCTTACCCTCATGCGACAGGGACAGAGTTCTTCTAATCTCTGCCTCGTCCTTTCCGCCCCAGACTCCCCAGATTTCTTTGTTCTCAAGAGCGTACTTTAAGCATTCTTTACGGACGTCACATTGAAAGCATAGGTTTCTAGCGTCATATTTTTCTCGCGGGACAGCGGAGAAAAAGTAAGACGACATGTGCTTGTTACTGCGTTTGCCGCATTCAGCTTCGTCCATCCACTCAAAGTCGCCTACACCTTTTGGCATTGAATCTCCACCCAGGTCACCTCGAGAACTTCGTCAACGTCATCTCCGTCGCGTGTCTCGCCGTCCTGGGCGCAGATTGTCATGTCGGTGTCACCATCGACGCAGCCGGCGTACCCGAGCATCGAAGTGGCACCGTCTAAAAGTCTGTATCCTTCACCCAACGAGACGGCGATCCCGTCTCTTTGCAGTGCGGATGCAAGAGCTCTTTTTACTACGTCGTTCTCAAGATCTACGTGTCCGACCGTGTAAAACGTCGCTAGATCTCTGTCAAAAAAGTCGTAGTCTTCTCCAGACCATTCGACCCAGAGAGATTCACCAATTCTAGAATCTTTCATAGTAGAAAGATTGTATCTTGTCACGTGCCGTAAGTGCGGTAATCTTGCCTGGATTATCTAGGTTAGCGGCTCAGAAGCCGTCTGAGTGGCCTAAGAAGTCACTGTAAACGTGGCAAAAGAGTTTGATGTTGTGCAACAGTTATTGTTGGTCCAATTAAGCACGGTGTCCATCGCATACGGAAAGACCGTGTATGAGCCAGTCGGCGTAGACGCCGGAACGGTGCACTGGTACTCCCAGACCCCGTCTGTGTTTGTACCTGCTGTCTGTGATGTTGATTGCCCGCAGAAATCGTTCCGCTGGGCTCTGTCGAGAGCAAACCAAAACCCGACTCGAGAAACACCAGAAGTGTCATCAGCGTAGATAGAAATCGTAAAAGTGTCGCCTGGAAGAACCGCTGTCTTCGACACCACGACTCTTGAAATATTTGGCCCAGTGTTGTCACTAGTTCCGCCATCAACAGTGAATGTAGCGCGTGAGTTTGAGAATGTTTCATTATACAATGAATCTAATGCGTATGGGTGCACGGTGTACACTCCACCGATAACTGCTGCTGGGACAACGCAGTCACGAGACCAAACGCCATTCTCTGCACTGCCTGATGTCATTTCTGCAGACTGACTGCAAAAGTCTCTTTGCGAGCCGTTGACTTCGAGCCAAAAACCAACTTGCTTGACTCCGTCTGAGTCAGTTGCTTCAATAGAAATTGTAAAAGTATCTCCGTGAGTGACTACTAGTCTAGAAACGCTTACAGACAATAGAGTCCCAGAAGTTGTTGTTGATCTAGTTTCTACTAAAGAACTTTCTTTAGAAGAAGCAGAGTAAGCCGCTGCTGGTGCAGTTTCCGAGTTTTCAACCCGAGTAGAAGTCATACCCGCTAAAGAAGTAGAAGTAGCGGACTCGCTAAAAGAACCCGAGCTCGCTACGTCAACTTGTTGAATTGCGTATTTTTCATCAATTGATAGAGGCTCCCGCGCGGCGCAACCTGACAACAAGACGACGGCAGTAGCAGCAACGATAAGCGATATTTCTCGATGTTTGACAGAAATCATGCGTTTACAAATCCGTCCTGGTGAGGCCACAGGTACTCGTACCCGTCGGGGCGTGTGCCGGTGTCTTCAGGCCACTTGAACTGCGAATACCACTCGTAGTTCTTGTTTAGAAGGGCGACGCGATGAGTAGAGCATAGATTCTCAAAGTACTGAACGTCCTGCATCCACGAGGGCAGCGTGATGTCGCTGGAAATTCTGCCCAAGGACACGGCGGTGTCGTACGTACGCAACGTTTTCTCGAGTAACGTCGACTTGTAGCCTCGTGAACGCCACTCAAAGTATGTGGCGGTGATATACGAAACAAGCAACGTCTCGTGCCCTCGCCACATCTTGACTACAGGGTGACTAGACCAGCCTTTAGGTTCGCGGTCGTTGCCGTCAGGGTCAAGCCTGCACATCGTGAGCAGACACTGCCACGCCTCAAGGGTCTGCTTGTGGAGGCGCTTGTTGTCAAGCCCCGCGGCCGTTTCTTCAAACGAATTTGTAGATACAAGAAAAGATTGCATGAGTCACTCCGTCACTGTTTAGAACAATGATTATATCAGGACGGCTGAAAATCTTGTGACGCACGCTTTTATGTTATTCTTGGTAGAAGTTCTTCTTCACGAAGTTACGGCTAAATCCCTTGTCAGTGTCCAAAAGCCACTCACGCTCGCCGATCAACTCGCCCTGCGGTCCGTTTGGCTGACCGTTAAGGGCAGCTGCCGTTGCCTCGCCGATCCATGTTGCCGCCTGCACGGCAACTGCCTTACCCCACGTCGCCCCAAGAGCCGAGTAGTTGTTGACGCTTACGAATTCCCAGTCGTCTGGGAGACCTTGGATTCTTGCGGCTTCTCTGTGAGTGATACGACGCGGCTGCGTCGGGTGAACGATGTGATCAAGAGCGCTGCCGGTCATGACGTGGCAGAATGAGTTAGCGTCCCAGCGGGCTGGCAGTGAGAATCCCATGTAAAAGTCGTTCAGGCGAATCTTCTCTTCCTTTGTCGCCCAAGACTGCGGGAATCTGTTTCCGTTCTTTTCGACGGCTTCCTTGAGAGCGACGTTCAAAGCATCCATGGGCTTCCATCCTTCGTTTCCAAGGATGTCGAAGATCTCTTGAATTCTCTGCGACTCGAGGTTTGTTCTGTTCATGTGACCGTCAACATAACCATCTTGGTTTCTCAGGTTTGCGACAAACTTCGACGGCTCAGCATTGTACTTCTGCTTGTTCCAGGTAATCTCAAGATTTTCGAGGTCACCGATCACGTCGATCATCTTGGGCATTTCCTTTGGCATCTCCGCATGGGCGCCAAAAGGCATACCGCTTTCGACGGCTACCCAGAAGTAGCGCATACGATACGAGAAACCACCAAGCATGAGGTTGTTGTGCTTGACGTGATACAGGTCGTACTTCTTGTTTGACAGCTCCTCGAGCATGTCGCGGTATTGGTTCATCACCGCACGCCCCTGCGTGTACGCCTGTTGTACGCATTCAAAGACGACCATCTTTGGTTTGATTCTAGCGGCGTACTTCATGAACGCGCGCGTGTGTTCGTGCGCCTTAGCGTCCGGGCCTCTGTTTGCCGGACCTGACCACAGCGACCAACCGGAGCATGGAGGGCAGCCAAGCACGACGTCAGCGCTCATGTCGGGCCAATCATTCGGATCTTCGGAAAAGAAAGACGTCCACTCGTTACCGAGGTGTTTTCTGTTTACCTCGGCGACGGGGTTTCCAAAGTTAAGAGTGCCAGTTCTGACCTTCATGTCGATGCCAGATCTTACGAAGCCAAGGCTCATAAAACCGGCAAGGCCGTTACAGTCGATAAACGTCGGATTGCTCATTGTTCTTCCTCATTGTCTAATGCGATAATTAACACTAACACGTATTACTTAGAGACCTGACTATTTAGACCAACTTCGTAGCCGCATGCAGCGTACCCAGCGATGTCCGTCCACGTGTCTGGCTGAAACCCAGAATTAGAAGCGTAACGAGCAACCTTGACTGCAACCATCGCCATAGCGACGTCTTCGTTGGTGAACTCTCTGCCAAAAAGAACACCCCATATTTTGGCGATTCTTCCAAAGTTATCTTCAGGTCCGCCGTACTGCGTGTCACGTTGACCTGAGATTATCTTCGCGGCAGTTTCAAGCATCTCCTGCCGCGGGCTTTTTTCGTTCTTCATGCTTTTACCCTCGCGACCAGTTTAGCGACGTAGAACGCAGAATCAGGGTCGTCTTCAGGCTGAGAGACAAAGACCTCTGAGTCAAGAGGGATAGTTGCTGACTGGTCTTGAATGAACTCGCACCACTTGCTTGTAAGAGACTCGTGAATCTCTTCAAACGTTCTGCCGGTGCATTTCATCTCGATGTGAAGTCTCACTTTTACTCCTCGTACTCACTAAGATCTTCGAACTCTGCCTTTATTCCATAGCCGACACGTTGGTACAGAAGACCGCCGTCTACAAATACACCTGTGTCTGTATCCTCGGGACACGCGCAGCGAACAAAATCGTGCCTATGCACCGACTCAATTACCTTGTTGCACGTCAAACACTTGAGAGCGTTACGAACTAGCTTCGCCATCTAGAAGTTTCTCCCTATCTACAACTTCAAATCCGGGCGGCGCAAGATCCGGGCTTATAGTTCTATACCAGCCGTTTCTCACCATCAACACGCCGTGTTCGCCTGTCACTTCGCAGGTTTCCCACGCGATCTGCTCGTATCTGCGTACGACGCTGTCCATTTCTTTAAACCGGTCTGTCTTAGTATTGAAGTAGTATCTAAGACCACCAAATTTTTCCTTGACCTGCTGTATCGTGTAGTCTGGGTCTATCTGACTCAGCTCTTCGTCAAGTTTAACGATGAGTGAGTGCCAGCCTGGAGAACAGTCAATTCTTCTTGACCAATTTTCTTCAAATCTTGAAAGAACTGCAGAAAGATCAATCTTGCTGTCCATGCTATATCGAAGCGATCTTTTTCTCTAGTTTATACGCAGGGTGTCTGGCAGATGGTATGTGCGGAGTCTTGTAGTCTATAGTAGTGACGTAGATGTCGCCACCCTTGACTTCTACAACCTTAACAAGTCTTCCGTTATGAAGCCTGCCAGCGTCTGTGCCATATGCGTCTTTTTTCACTCTTAAAACGTCGTCAATTTTTATCTCAAGAGACGAGGCATCTTCCCATAGGTCGTTCATGACCCACCTTTTGACGTCTGCTGTGGGCACGACGATTCAAGGCATGAGTTGACGTCATAGTCGTCAAGAGCTCTGAAGCACTGGGCACACTTGACACCACTGTCAAGAACTCTGTAGCCGTTCTTTTGGCGATCAGCGTTCTTCTGCATCTTAGCCAAATACTCAGCGTCAAGTTCTTCGTCAGTCGCGCCGGCGGCGCAAAGAATGTTTGCAACGAAGTGCAGAACGTCAACGCATTCCTTGAGGATCTCGTGGCGATCGGCGTACGGGTCATCGTGCTGCCAAGGCTTCCACGAGATGGCCTTACGGACCTCAGCAAGCTCGTCGTCGATCGCCAGCATGTTCCAGCGGATGTACTCGATAAGGTTTCTTAGATCGTCATGCTCGTCGCTATGAAACGACGAGTAGTCGACGTTGTACACGTCTGTTTGCAGTTGGCGAGTCTTCTCTAGCCACTTGCCAAATAGCACCTTGTCTGTCACAGCCCTAATCCATTCTTTAGTGTGTGTATAGTGTCTTGTGCGTTCATAAGCGCGCCTGTGTAGCGCTTCCGCTGTGTCACCGATAGTTCGTAGATATCAACGTAATCCATTTCCTCTACGTTTGCCGGCAGCAACGACCAAGAATCTCCAAGAATAGACGTAATCTTCCAGTCGCTTACTATTGGAGTTCTAGAGTTCATCGCCTGCGACATTCTGTAGCTCCACCAGAGCATTCCATCATCTTGTACGCTTAGAATCGACCCCTGAGACTCAAGCATCATCTTTTCTACGTCTGAGTCAGTTGACAGTCTGTTGCTTTTCATCTGAACAGCAGAATTACCAAGAGTATTTTGTAGAGACTTGAACCACTTTGAGTTCATGCTGTCGACTACCCAGCGTCTACTTCTTGACGTTGCTGTAGAGCTTATCTCAGACGAGATAAGAACACTGTCTACTTCTACAGGAAGAACCGTAGAAACATCTGTGCATGGGAGCTGTGCCTTAACAACCTGAGAATCCACAAACGGGCTACTCGGGTACAAAGTAACGTAGTCCCAGTGAGAAAAAAGAGTTTTCACGCCACCTAGTGTGGACTCAAGAATCTTTTTATTACCAACTACGTCTGAATACTGCTTTCTACCCGAGTAGAACTGTTTGATGATGTCATCGTTGTTTTTATCGATGGCGCGTAGGCTTGCGGCTATCTTAGCGGGTTCTGGAGCGTCTACAAATAGTCTAAGTCTGCTATCGTTTTTTAGCAGATTGATCATGTGCAGAATTCCATACGCCTTGTTTGCGGCGATACTAAGAATAGGAGCCACACCGAGTAATACAGAGTCGTACTGATCGAGATCACTTTTCTTTAGCAAAACGCTTGGCTCTATAAAGTGCACGGCAACGTTGTTGTCTTTCAACATTGAAGCAACGCAGCCTATGAAGCTCGCGCGATGATGAAACGATCTGTACGACGCCTGAGAGGCGGTCATACCAGAGATGGCAATTGACTTCATTACCTGCTACCGTCTGGATTGATCCTCAGTCCCTTGTCTTCATTCAACGCGCGATGAACGATCCTGTTGCAGTGATCAACAAACGAATCGTACGTCGGCATATGTGAACGAAGCGTGTCCGCCTGTGCGTTTGCCGCACCAGCCAGATCGTCGTCTGACATCGACTCGACCTGCTTGATTGTCAACGAGTATGGTGCACCGAGCGGCTTTCCTTCTCCCTTGTCTGTAACAAGAATAGACTTCACCCTTGCGGCGTACATAAATCGGCTTCTCCACCAACCACAGCCGGCATGCGGATACGGAGGCGAAAGAATTCCCCAGTATTCGTTGTAAAACGAAAGAACGTCTTCCTCTGTGTCAAAACGCTGTCCGCCGAACTTTCTAATTAGCTTTCGGCTTCCTACGATCTCTACAGGCCAATCTGGATTCTTCTTTTCGAGCCAAGTGTCGTGCGGCACAAGCGCCCCGAGAACCCAGGCACGCTTTTTCTCAGACGGAGGGAGCGGCTCGGCTGACGACAGGATATTGAAGATCGTTGAACTTGGGTCTAGCGCCTCAATGCCAGCCATCTCGGCGGGCATTCTCTTGCGGACAAGTGAACGGTCACCAAACGAGTACATCGGGCACACTGGAACCATGCCATACGACCAGCGTTCGCCCAGAAGAGCCTGTGCTGTCTGTACCAACTGGCCTTCGTGCGCCTTGATGTTGTCGTCGTTGTCGTTAAAGAAGTATCTACCGACGGCGCACTTCTTTGCAGCGTCGGGATTAGCGGCAATGATTCTTTCCAGTGCCGCGTCGGCTTCAGCCTTTGAGAAGTACGTCGCGCCTTCGTCGCCACGAACCGATGACCCAGACAGAAGATACTTGTATAGGATCTCTGGGTGGCGAACAAGTGAGCGGCACGCGTTGAACACGGCGGCAAATTGCCAGTCATCAAAGAACCCGACTGCCGGGACACCAGAGCTGAGCGCGTACAGCGCGCCCATAGCGCCCTGGCGGCCGTTAAGAGAGTTCAAGGGTCCGAGGTTGACCCAGATTACGTCGTACGACGATAGATCTTCACCAGGTGTGACGCGTCGCCAATCTACCTGATGGCCGACGCTTTCAAGAGCTTCAACGATCGACGCTGGCACGTCGATCTTTTTAATAGTTCTGTGCTCTGTATTGATTTGAAGAGCTGTGAACCCTGTCATTAAAATCTTCATTGATTCATCCTTTGTGTGATACTCAAGTGGCCGCCCACGGCATTCTCATGCCGCGGGCGACCACCAAAGAACAGCAGCTCGTCAGAACGGAGCGGCTGGCGGTGTCTGTGCCTGAACCTCGGCAACAGGTGCCGGAGCGTGGGCAGGTGCCGGAGCCGGAGCAGCGGCAACAGGTGCGGGCGCCGGAGCAGGTGCCGGAGCCGGAGCAGGAGCAGGGGCTACAGCCATAGGAGCCGGAGCGGAAGTTGTCGGAAGAGAGTAGTATGTCTTGATCTCGTTCTTCTTCTGACCCTGCCATGTACGGCTACCAACCTGCGCGCGGAAGCTACGACCCTTGAGGGTCTGCTCGATCTGAGCGTTCGTCGGGTTGGTCGCGAAGTAGTTGCGGTCAAGACCGAGAGCGTTCATCTTGCGGAAGAAGATTCCGAGTGCGCTCGGGTTGTCTGTCGAGACGACGAGGTTGTCCCACACGAGACGCTTAGCGTGCGCCCCGGTTGTGACCTGTGCCTTCACGGCAAACATCGTCTTGCCCGTCTGAGTGGCCTTAGCCTGTGCCTCAACGATCACGAGGTCGTAGTCGCCGTCGGGCAGCGGGTCGTACCCACCGACGTCACCCGCCTCCTTGACGAGGTCACCCCAATTGAGTGTGCTCATTGTTTTTACCTATGTCTTTCTGTGTTGGTTACTTTGCTTGCTGATCCGGACGGGGTCCGAAAACGATATCGAGCATTCGTTCGACACTGAGGTCTCCCTGCTCGACGATTTTGCCAAGGCGGCCTTGAACACGTTCGCCTGCCTCGTACTGACTTGTGCGCTCGACGTACATACGACGCGCCTTGTACGGTCCCTGTGTCGGGTCCGGGTTGTTGAACTCTTCGACGTTGATCGCACCGAGGATGTCGTAGAAGTACGGAGCCTGAATGGCAAGCTGACCTTGGAGGTACGGACGATACCGGCCATCCTGGCTTTGACGTGCCATCGCTGTCAGCACGACTGCCTCGAGCGGGTTGGTTGCGTGCATCGTAAGGTCGCGGAGATCACGAAGCAGCGCGCCCATGTGACGAAGAAGTTCGCCCCACTGTTGCATCTGCATCTGATTCGTTCCGGCGATGTTGTCCATGCACTTAACCTGCAACTCGGAGACCGAGTCGATGATCAGTGACTTAAACTGGTGGCGTCCGATCTGAAGCCACTGGTACGCCTTGAGAACGGTGTCGTACTCTGTGACGTTGACAACGCAGGTATCCCACGTCCCGTCAGCAGCCGGCGGCTCCTCACGCAACGGATCCCAGTACTTTACGTTGATAGGCAGGAATCTGTGCCCGCCTTCCACGTCCAGCATCAGACGTGGGTATGGTGCAGTGACTGCAAACGTCGATTTACCGACCTTTGATTCACCGTACACCATGAGAGTAAGCGATCGCTGTACTCCACTCATGGTCATTCACTTCCTTTCATCTCTGTTGATTCGTAATACTTATACGGATCGCCTTGCGTATACAGCTCGGCGATCGCGTGCTCTGCAGCGCTACCGTCGTCAAACAACGGGCATACTGCAAAGAACTGGCACTTCCACTTGCAATCTCGGCTTGGCCGAGGGTATGCAACGAAGTGATGATCTTGTCCTTCGTCCAATGCGTCTCGCACAGCGAGCATGTCGCCTACGGTACCATGAATTCTGTTCCAAAACGCTCTCAACGCAAAGGTGTTGTGTCTGACTTCGATCTGATCGTAGAACGGCGGCTTTGCGTTTGCTGTACGCTTGACCTTCTTCAACATCGTGAAGATACCGCCTTCGCTGCGCTCGCCTTCTTTGTTCTGCGCCGCCTCGAGAAGCATGTACGTTAGGATCTGCTCGTTCATGTGAGCAAGAGCAGCAAACTCTGTGAACGAACCGCCAACCGTCTTGAAGTCACGGAACATACGCACACCGTCTGCCTTGCGACGAACACGCATGTCAAGTTTACCTTGAAGTTCTACCCTGCCCTCGAACATCGGCATCGTGATGATTTCTTCTGTCGAGATCATCTCAAGATCGGCGTCGATGCCGTTCTCGTTGACCCAGTCGAGATATCCCTCGAGCATGATTCTACCGAGCTCGGCTTCTGTCTCGAGTTCCATCGTGTCGCGGAAGCTCTCTACAAGAGCCTTCTTGTCGAGCTGCACAAAGTGAGCGTATGCCTCGAGCAGTGGAGTTCCTGTTGAATAGTACATATCCAACGCCGAGTGAACGCGTGAGCCTAACGCAAGAGCGCCTGTAAAGTTTTGAGTCTGCGGCTGAAGTCTACGGTAGTAGTTCAACCACCACTTTCTTCTGCAGTCCTTAAACGTTTGAATCTCAGAGTTTGAGATTCTTAGCGGCTCGCGGTTAAGCTGCACCGGTGTTTCAGTGATTGTCATAGTGATCCTGTCTTGTCGTCTCTCAACATCTTGAGAAGTTGGTCCTTATCTCGTACGATCTGCTCGAAGTTATCGGCCTTGGTGTCTAGAACCTGAATGACACGCTCTTCAATCGTCCCATCGGTAACGTAGTCTGTGATCACGATGGAGTCGTGGATCTCACTACCGATTCTGTGAACTCGGTCAAGAGCCTGTTTGTAATCAACCAGTGACCACGGGCGCTGAAGCATGATCAGTCTGCGCGCGGCAGTCAACGTGACACCAACTCCACCGGCCTGCGCCGTGAAAAGAATCCACTTAATTCTGCCATTCTGAAAATCGTCGATGGCCTTTTGGCGTTCTTCCTCTGTCTGTGCGCCAGTAATCAATCCGTGAGGAATCTTCGCCTTTTCAAGGCGGGCGCTAAGAAGTTCGATGAGCTGTCGAGACACCGCACACACGGCGACTGAGTCATCTCCAAAGTCACCGTTTTCGATGTCGTCCATCAGCGCGTCTACCTTGCACGACGGCTCTGCCAGTTTGACGGCGATCTCTCCAGTAAACTCGTCTACATCGATCGCGGCGTATGAACTTGCGAACTGCAACAACCGTGTAGCTTGAGTTAGCGGGCTCGGCGCTGTTAGCGCTTCACCGCTTTCCAACTGAGCGATCATGACGTCGCGCATTTGCTCGTACGCCTTTTTCTGCTTGGTAGACATTTCTACGTCACGGCGCTCCTTGATCACAGGTGGCAACCATGGAAGAACCTTCGCCTTGAGCATTCTGCGCATACGCGGGTTGATAGCCGCGTAGAATTCGTCGTGCATGTGCGGCTTGACGCCGAGCACCATCATTCCACCGAATGCGTTCAACATCGTATCAACCATGCGGTCGATCCAACGAGTCTTGCTAGGCCATTCGTTTGGCGACAGCCAGTGCAGAATCGGCCATAGATCAAGAACGTTGTTGGCGATAGGCGTACCAGTGAGCGCAAAACGGATGTCTGCGTTTCCTGTTGCCGCCCAAAGCGCTCGTGTCTGCTTGCTCTTTGGTTCCTTCGAACGGTGAATCTCGTCAGCAACTACTGACTTGAAGTCGATCTTATTGAGTTCACGGATGTGCACCTCACAGCGGTTTTCCGAAACCTTCTCATCATGACCGCCGCATTCAACGCATCGCGCCAACGCAACAGATCCGTAACTGGCAAGACGCGAGTGAGTACGCAATGACTCCCAGTTGATGACGTACACGTCAACGTCTTCTTCGGCGAATTGCTTACGGCGCTGTGTCGCTGATCCGCTGATAACCTGAACGTTTACTCCAGGCCACCACATCGCAAACTCGCGCTTCCAGTTTTTCTTCAGAGTGTTCGGGCACACGATGAGCGCAGGAAACACTTCCTCGCCTCTGTCCTTTAGTTCTTTCAATGCGCGGATCGTCTGCGCTGTCTTTCCGAGGCCCGGCTCATCAGCAAGAAGAGCGCGACGCGCAGCGGCAAGGAACTTTACTCCGGCACGCTGGTGCGGGAACAATGCCTCGTCACCGTCGGCCGTCTCAAGCTCACGCAGTTCGTTGCACGGAGCAACTCGCGTGTTGAATTCGTTTGTAGCCCATTCAGTAAGTCTTGGTCCGATACGCAGTTCGGTCTTAAACACCGACCGAAGAGCAAGGCACGTTGACCAACCAAGTGGTGCACGCCACGCTTTGTCAGCGGCTGACCATGTCGCACCCGGGATACCTTTGCATAGCTCTTTGTATCGCCATTCGGTGTCGATGCGGATGTGCTCACCCGAATCATTAAGTTCTACATCAACTGGCACTCAATACCTCTTGTCGTTCGTTATCTGTCACTGTATCACATACTAAGCGGAAATGTCTTCACGCATGCAATTTTTTCTTAGTATGACTACTCAAGCAGCCTAGTCGGCGCCCACCCAGTCTTCACTAAACGCAGCAAACCATGTCTGATCGCGTCCAACGCGTGACCTTCTCCACCGCGATACCAATAGTCCAATTTCTTTAAAGCAGTGTTGTCAAACATTCTTTTTGCGTCAGAAGGCGACTGAAATAGCAGGGTATCGGGGTCTATACCGTTGCTAAGCATGAGATACTTAAGAATACCGATCTGCTCGAGGCTGAACGGCGCCTGTGAGTTTTTCACCGTCTGAGCGTTGATCGTGAACCTCTCGCAGACAATTTCTAGCTTCGCGCCCGTCTCTTTGGCCGCCTGAATGGCCTCAAGTATCGGCTTATGGTATTCTTCCATAAGAAACTCGCCGGAGGCCAAGAGGCGCGGTTCTAGGCCACTCTCATAGGAAATGGTAGCGATACCGCTCTTCTTTCCCGGGTCCACAGCAAGAATAAGCCTCATGTCCAAACCACCCTAGATACTCCAGATCTTAGTAGTATACTTTCGCACTTCTTGCACGGCTTTGACGGAGCCGGTGATCCGTCTGCCGCGATTCTGGCAACGTAGACGTTAGAACCAACGGCCAGGTTGCCTGCCGCGGTGATAGCGGCAAACTCAGCATGAACATGGGACACCCGCCACGCGGTCTTCGGGTCGCCAATCTTCTTGTTTGTCGACGTTGAGACGATTTTTCCGTTTCTTACGACGACGCAACCGTGCTTGTGACGGCACTTGCTCTTTGCGGCAACGCACATCGCCATTTCAAGGTAGCGATTCATTAGTACTTGTCGCCCCACGTCTCAAGCGGGCCGTCTACGTCTGCGGTAAGCGGTACGGCCCAACCATCCGTTGTGGTCATGCACTGCTTGACAAGTTGCTTGATCTCCTCAGCGTCTTCACGTGGCGCCTGTAGCACAATTTCGTCGTGCACCGGAACAATCAGCATCTCAGTCAGATCCGCCTGGTCGAGCTTAACAAGATTTGACTTGAACACCTCGGCCGCTCCACCTTGAATGAGATAATTCACAAGTGTGTAGACTCTGCCTTCGTCGCAGGGCAGTCTGCGCCCGGTCCACGTGTAGACGTAGCCCTGTCCTTCGGACTTCAGTCTTCTCATTCCGATGTCTTCTATCTGTCTCTGGAAGTAGGACATTCCTGGGAATCGGTTGTCGAACGCATCCGAGGTTTGTTTCATCTGTATCTCAGCAACGCCGGCGGTCAACGCCTGCTTCGCAACACCTGCGCCGTAGAGACGACCGTAGATCATGCTCTTGATGAGACCACGACGCTTGTCAGACTTCTGCATCGTCGGATCGTTGTACACCTCACGGCCGATCTCGGTGAACGGGTCTGAACCTGTGGCATCGGCAAGATGAAACAGATTGATTAGGTTGGTGTCGTTTGACAGACTGGCGAACATGCGGAACTCGACCTGGTCAAGGTCACTCGTGATAATCACGTGATCCTCGTCCTTGGGAATGAACGCGCGTCGAACTACGTCGTCTCCCTTAGGCAACGTTTGTAGCGCCGGATTGGTGATCGACATGCGTGACGTACGAGCGCCCAACGTCTTAACAGATGGGTGAACTATCCCGTCGATAGACTCCGTAAGAAAGTTAGAGAAATACGTTCCGGCAAGTTTGTCAGCCTTACGTTGCTTGAGAACAGTGTCGGCAAGTGCCGATACTTCAGTGTTTCCGTCTCTCTGAAGAATCTTTAATTGATCCTTAGTGCATGACTTTTGCCCAGTCGGCGTGAACTCGGTGATCTCAGCACCGAGCGACTCAAACAGGCGAACAAGTTGAACGTTGCTGGTAATAGACACGCCACCATAAGTGTCGCGCGCCCACTTCTTTACGGACTCGGTATACGCGGTAAGTTCGTCGTACTTCCTCTGCGAGTAGTCAAGATCTACGCGCGCACCATTGATCTCCATGCGTGTAACGATCTTGCGCGTCGCCATCTCGAGTTCGTACGCGCGCTGATACGGACCTTCTGGTCCGCACTGCTTGTAGAACATTTCCCACAGCCGCGTGGTTAGAACGCAGTCAAGCGCGCCGTATGACCAATATGGTGTGAAGTTCGTCGGGACAGTGCCCCATGTCCACCCGTTCTTGACAAGTTCAACATCAAGCGTGTCCTGTAGAGCAACGGCTCTGCTGTCGATATGAAGAGCCGCAAGGCGCTTAAGAGCGCCAGAGCCCAGCGGGTCAACTACGTGGGCCATGATCATCGTGTCGTGAGCGCGGTGCCACGGAATATCCCACCGAGACTGAACGTCAAACCAACGAGCCTCGAACGCGATGTTGTGACAGATAAGTGGTCCGTCAAACTTGTCCATCGCCTCGTAGAAAACGCCCGACCACTCGTCCCAAGGGATAGACCAGCCTTGCTCCCCGTCACCAACCTGCACGAGGCGAAGACGGCCATGCCAAGGAGACAGCGCGTGATCTCTTGGATTGCCTGGTAACTCACCAGTTTCTGTGTCTACTGAGATAGCGTTGTACGGTCTTCTCTGACCAAGCCAATGAAGAAAGTTCTGCGCCTTCTCGACGCTATCTACGAGATGAAGTTGTACGTTTGAAAGGTCGTTGTCACTCAACGTCGTCGTCCTTGACTACTGTTAGTTCTATCTTACACTTCTTTAGATACTCAAACACGTCGTACGGTCTACGATGAAGATCGGCCAAACGTAGTCTGCATACAACTCGAGCAAGCCCAGAGTTTGTTATCAGTTTAGCGCACTGCATACATGGCGCGCTCGTCACGTATAGTGTCCCGCCGGCAACACTCGAGCGGTCAACGTAGAGCAGCGCGTTTGCCTCGGCGTGAATCGCTGGGCACGCGTCGTACATGTTGTCGAGTGGCGCCTCTCCTCGCGCTCTTGGGCACCATAGATCGCACGTCCCGGTTTCTGGCCAATCTGCTGCAGGGCCGTTGTAACCAGTAGCACAGATTCTTTGTTCTCTAGAAACGATTACGGCGCCAAGCTGCGCACGAGAGCAACGAGACCTAAGTCCAATAGTTTCGGCTACAGCAAGCCACGTCTCATCCCAAGAAGGTCTTGTATCGTCCATCAATCTTCGTCATCTTCGTCGTCTTCTATCGAGGCTTCTGCGATGCCTGTAATTAGCATTTTTGCAATAAGCTCTAGTCCATCACGTCTGGAGAACCCAGCTTCACGCAATGTGAGATACATCTCGTGCATGCTCACCGCGGCTTCCTTCATCGGTGAAGAGTAGTCGTCGTCCCAGTCGCCGCTCATCATGCCTCTTTTCTTTTGTTCTTTTCGATCGCTGTGACCATGGCACTAGCATACCACCGCTCCTGCGGAGAAAGAGAATCCATCCCGCTTTGATTATTTACCGCGTTAAGGATCGCTATCGCCGAGTCCTTGACATCGTCCCACGTATCTCCATAGATAGCCGGCACGGCTTCGACGTTGTCGGTTTTCTTAAGATTACCTGCGGCCGCATAGTTCGATTCATAAATGTGCAGTGACCCAACGTGATGAGCGTACGCGCCAGGCTCAATACCAAGCACGCTGCACATCGCAAGTTGAACCCTTGTAAATTGGAAGAAGTCGTACGCTGCTCCCAACCACACGTCATTCGACCGCATGTACACGCTCATGTTTAGTTTGTTGTCTCTGATCCTGAACTGATGAAGGACAGTACACGGATAGTCTCTCTTGCCTTCTTGGTTGTCGTATTCGGGGTTCCAAATAGTGACGACAGCCTGTCGCGTGTCGCGGTCGTTCTTTAGTTTCTCGATCGCATAGTCATACTGTCCGTTGGTTCTGCGCCCATACGCACCGTGAAATATCCCGTTGTCTTCGGCGTAGTTCTTAAACTGTGGCCCGACTGCAATGACCGTTTCTGGAGTGCTTACGCCACCAAGAAGTTGGCAAGCCTCAACGGCGCCGATACCAGGCACTGTGCCACGGCCGACTCCGATCGGAAGAGCTGCAAAAATGTCGTCGATGTAGACAACAGCGTCTTCAATTTCTAAGGTCTTAAACCCACGTGGCGCAGCAGGCTGCCCGTGGCGCAGCACGTGATTTACAAGATCGACGTAACCATTGACACCGTCTTCAATGTGAATCAGCTTTACGGAAGTATCCAATGTGTGTACCTTTCATCTCTGTTGTAGACAAAACTTGTGATTGCTTGGCCATACTCAGAGCGATCCTGATGATGGAATCTTCTGACGTATTGTGGGTGCGGAAGAACAACGTACCTGTCATCGTTCAATCCACACTGGCGAATTTTCTTTTCTGCCAGTCTCCCAAGTGCTATGATCTTCGGCTGGCCAAGGACTTCTAGAAGATCGTTCAGCGAGTCTTCTGAAAAGTCATCTGAGTTGATGATGCCGCAGGCTCGCCAACTTGCTTCAGGGAGTGACGAAAGAAGGTAGTCACCTGAGTTTCCGTTGATAGGCATGAACGGAAGAATAGTCTCGGCCGGGTCATTTCTTTTATCCCCGATAAGAAGTGACTGTGGCCATCTCGGTCCGATATACATCGGAAACTTAGAAAGTGGTTCTGCTGCCTTTGACTTTTTTGTCGCGGCTTCAATGATAGCGTCTGCGGCGTACTTAACGTAGTTCATACCACTTGGAATGGTGACCTTTAGCTCTACGCCATACGCCTTGTTGTACCCAAACTCATATCTATCGAGAATACCAGCAAGTTCATGGGCATCAACAAAATCATCACCACGGCTATTGATTCGCTCGGTGATCACCTCGAGAGGCTGATAGACCCAAAACTGTGCAACACCTCGGGACTCGAGGAAGAGCTCTACCCAGCGCCAGCCGGCTACACCAAGAAGACCGTACTCGTCCTTGCACGTCTCGGGACGCTTGATCGGCGCGTACGTTATCTCGCCCCAGTGCCACCTATCTGACACGGCAGTGCGGCTCGTCCAGTCGATGCTTTCGATGGCTACAGCATACTCATGAAGAGCCCAGCGACGGGTAAGTTCTTCAGGCTTGCCTTTGTGAAACTCTTCTACATCGGCGCCAGGCTTGGCTCGCTTGAGTTGACTTTTGATCTCTTCTGCAAGGGTGCTCTTACCTGAAGCGTCTGCACCTTCTAAAACTATGAACATTCGTCAATCCGTCCTTTGGCGGTCTACTATATAACGTATTCAAACGCAAAAGATGATCGATTACGGGATGACCTCGATACGGTATACTGCCTCAATTCCTTTATCGATCTTCGACGCTTCCTCAAGAAGCCTTTGAGCAACGTGCGTAAGGTATCTTGCGCCGCTCTCGTCATACTTGTAAAGAGCCTCAAGAACAGCATTCGGATCTTCGCTTACCTGCGCCCAGTTGCGGTCCTTTTCGGGAAAGATAACCGCGGCTGAAAGCGAGGCATTGCAGATTTCGCACGGGACGAGCTCTCTGGGCGCAGTGACGGATTGCGTCGGCACCTCACTAAGTCCGTATCTTTTGACGAGGTGACACGTCGCGGCGTGATAGACGACAGACACGCCCACGCGAGAAAGAACGTACGAGCCACTCTCCGTTTTGTACAGTTCGAACTCTATCCAGCGCAGCGAGTCTCTGCGCCACGACGACGACTTACCAAGAACCTTACCGTTGAACTGAAGAATTCTGTCTCCGTCTTTTACCTGTATCATGCGAATACCATCTTTCGTAGCGAACTAGTTGAATCATAATATGTAAACCATCTTCTCGTGTTCATAGCAAGACTGTTTTTACATCGGATACGAGTCTGGCAGCGAGTCGTAGTTCACGTGGACCTGCTCGTCCTCGAGTCTTTTGTAGAACAGTCTGTAGACGTCCATCAGCCAATATCTAAACGACTCCGGACACTCAGGAGACGTAGTTGACTTAACCAGAGCCGTGGAGTCCCCTAGCACGTACTTTGCCACAGGCTGAGGTGGTACAGTCTCTAGCAGATCATTTCTGACGTTCAGCGGCATTTGAAGAGCTCTTAGCACGTCATGACACGTTACTGCCATCGGCTCGTTGTTGCCGAGCTCAGTGTGCGACCACGCCCACTCAATGATCATCCTAAAGAGCTCGTGCGCCGTATGCGCCATACATTGCGGGTGCGTCTGCCATATCTTCTGTGTTCCGACCACGTCTACGTAGGTCTCGTCTAATTCGCTGTACGTAATGAACGCGATAGGCGCGATGTCAACAGCCATATCATGACGTTTGATCGTCGGAAACGCGCCACGACCTTGCTCCTGAGCGTCTCTTGCGCCTTTGAACGACGTTATTTCTGTGTCAAACTTGGCGGTACCGTGCGTGACCTGCTCAAAGCTTTTGATCGTGTAGTTGTTTGCCGAACACGCATTTGCGTACGTCTTTGATGACGTTCTTAAGACTGGTTTCCATAGCTGAAAGCCTGTAAACTTTCTTTCCGGCTGATTTATTATCTCGATGTCCCAGTTCAAACGATCCTGGTTCCATACGCACGAAAAGTTGTTAGATAACCGCGGGCGCTTAACCGGGGGCTCCCAGTGCCCGTCAACTGAGTTCCACACCCAGTTCTCAAACGGCTGCGTCTCAGAGTCCGTATGATCAGTGAGATCGTTGAACGGCGGTGGCGAAGAAATATGAAACGTGTCTCTGTTCGATTCGCTTAGTGTTGATCTGTAGTCGGAGTTTGAGTTGACAAAATCTCTTAGCTCATCGATAGAGTGAATTCTTATCTTAAAGATATCCATCATCTCGGGCGAGATTCTTGAGAAATCAAACGTATCTTCTACCTTAGAAATTGAAGTCTGACCTTCGTAGGCGTCGAGAAGAAAGAACGTTTTTTCCGGTGCCGGAAAGTCACCTTTAAGAGTTTCATATATGTTTAGATCTTCGCTAAACTGAAAAAATGTTACGTATTTCATTGTCATCCAGTCAATGTCTCGTAGCTATAACGTAGCTGTATTTCTTTAATCGTCGAGTAGTACAGCCCGTCTCCAGAGAAGTACCCGGGAAACACGTTTGCCTTAATGTAGAAATAATAGTCCGCGTATGTAGGAGTGAGACTAAATCCAGACAGATATATCCAACCGTTTGCGATCGTCCCAAAACCACCGGAGTCAAACTTTAGATCGCCAGAACCTGTGCCGTTCATGTACACTTGAATTCTGCTAGCCGCTATTGAACCGATCTGTATAGCAACACCTTCAAGCGTCGCGTCACGGTATCCTGCTGGTAGTATCGGTCTAAATAGGATACTCACAAAGTCATCGTCACTTGAAGTTTTAGCTACCTTTGTTGATGTGATTACCGTGTATGAGACGGTGCCAAACGCCGCTGAGAACGGAACGTCGTACGGGTAGTCAGAGTCAGTTCTGCTGACGAAGTTTGTCCCTGAACTAGTTCTAGCACTGGTTCCGCCAAAAACACTCGTGTCTATCCCTCTTGATTGATCGACACGTAGAGACCCACCGCTCGCGCTTGATGGGCTAGATATAGCGTTGTCAAAAGGCGTCAACGTTAGAATTGCGCCAGCCGCAGACGACACTAGATACGCTTGGTTGTACACAGAGCTGCTGCTGCCGACAATTCTTACGTCGTCTCCAGGTTCAAGACCGATTCTGCTCGAGCTGTCTAACACTACTCGTACGTTGCCGCCTTTTTGAAGAGTAAGCGTGTCGATACCGTAAGCTAGCGACGTGACAGACGTAGCTACGTTAGGGTACGCTGGGTCAAAGTCAAAAGTATCGCCAATGTAGTAAACATTTGTAGCAAAGCCAGCAGATCTTTCAAAGTACGTTAGATTTTTCACCCTGGTTGCAGTGCCGGACACCGTCTTATATGGGTAGGCCTCCCACTGCGTTCCGGAGTTGTTGTCTGACGAAAGATAGTCTTCTGCGGCGCCGTTTTCGCTTGAGTTCGCGAAGATCGCAGAAGAAAAATATGAAGTCTGACTTGCTGCAGCGTAGCCTGAGAACGACGGTATGTAGGTTCTAACCCAGAGCTTTGGTCTTACTGTTGCAGAGTACGAACTGTACGGACCGTAGACTCCAAGAGTCGAGTAGTAGACACGGGCACGAAAACGGTACTCGTCTGTTTGATTCGCTGAAAACGCGTATGCGACGCTTCGAGTAGTTGCGTCGTTGGTGAGAAGATTCCCCGAGTCAGTGAAAGTAGCCACGGTCCATGATCCGCTCGAGCCGGCAGTTCTTGAGCTACGCTCCCACTGCATATAAGCGCTGCCGTTGTTGTATGCGTTACCATCTGACGCCATCGTAAGAACAGTGTCGCTCGTGAACCCGTCGACCTTCACTGGAGTAGACGGAGTATGAAGCGGGTAGGTTAAAACGACGTTTGACGGGTCGCTGTCGTCGCTATAGCCAGACACTGGAGACCCGTAATAAGTTCTTGCCGTGCAATAATATGCGGTGTTGTAGCTCAGCCCTGTAAACGTCACAGTTCTGGACGTCGTGGTGTCGTTTGACGGCAGATTCGTGCTGTTGACCGTGTCTTGAAGAGTTCCACCGGGGTAGTCGTATAGCCTAAACTGAATGTACGCCGTCGCGCCGTTGATCGAGTAGTTTGCGTTTGACGATGACGAAAATGAAAGACTTGTCGAGGTAATCGTGCCGGTGTTTACCGGAGTCGTCGGTATGGTCTTGACGTAGTCAAGTGTCGTGTCCTCGTGGAGAACGAGCATCGACGGCCCCGTCGAAATGACGTTGTTGCTCGAGTCTAGATACTCGATGTACGAGTCAAATTCATAGGTAGTGCCGCGGGTAAGACCGGTAAAGTTTAACTGCGCTGACGTGTTCGACGACACCATGTTCGACGTAAATACGCTTGTAGTTTGGTTTGTCGTAGAAAACTGCCCGTCAATCCACACGACGGCACGACGTCTATCGGTTCCGGTGTGGTTGACTCCAATTTTGATCGACGTGAGTGTTTTATCGACGGTATCGAGATCACTGTACGTTTCGTTTGAGTTTCTTTGATAGAAAGTTACCCAGTTGGTGCCGTCCCACACCTGGCCTTTGTTGATGTTGACCCACGCAGACCCGTTCCAGATCTCCGGATCTGACATCGAGGCCCACGACGACCCGTTCCAAACTTCAAGTGCCATACTTAGTTCTCGCTAACTAAAGTGAATGTCGCCTGGTGCCGGGGCAGTTGGTTTAGTCGCGCCATACGAGATATTTCTTAAGAACCCACTGGTACCGCCGGAGATAGAGATGATCGTCGTGCCTGCTGACCCTGAAGTTCTTGTAGGTCCGAGGTAGCCGCCAACGAGTGGTGTAAGCACTCCAACAGAGAACCAAGCGCTTCCATTTGTGTTTAGGTACGCGTTGCCTAGTTCGTCTAACGCACCAGACGATAGCGAAGACGCGCCGATCGTCCAACCGCCAACAGATCCGGTAGTAGACGTCATCGAGCCGGCGGGTGTAACCCTAAACGGCGCGCTGGCAAACGTCGAGTTTCCAAGATAGATACCGTTGGTATCTGCCTTGAAGATCGTCGTACCGGAGCCGATCGTGATCGTGCCACCGACGATCGTGTTGCCTGACAAAATTATGCCGGTGAGAGTTCCCGTTGTGATGTTGGCAGCGTTGATGTTTGAGACGGTGATAACGCTCGCGTCGATCGTCCCGGCGGTGATCTTATTAGCGCTGATGCTGTCAAGGGCATTGTCACCCAGTGTAAACCCGACCCAGCCGGGGCTGACGGGATCTTCCTGATAGCGATAGAACTTATTGTCGTCGTCTGTGTCAAACCAGATGTCGCCAGACTTATAGTTGCCACCCGTCGGCTCGCTTGGCTGTCTGTAGATGACGTTCTTGCCGTTCGCGCTTGCTTGAATAGACGCGACGTTTTCGTTTAGCTCTGCGCTAAGGGTCAGTGCGGTAATAGCGCCTGGCGCTATGTTGTCTGAAGTAACTACTCTTGCTCCGATGCGCGTAGGGGTACCGCGTCTGACAATAGATGAAACCTTTGTTTCTGTTTCAAGAAACCTCTGGCCAAAAGTACGTCTGCTTCTTCTAAGATTACTCGCCAACTTTGTCAACCTCCCACTCGGCAAACAGCAGCAGTTCAACTTCTTCTGGGAACGCTACGCCGTCTGGAACTCTTACCTTGATGTTCTCGATCTTTCTTACAAGAATGTCGTCTCGAATCTCGAGATCACTTGACATTCTCATCTGTACAAAGTTGTCGTAGATGATGACGGCACACCAGTCCCCCGGCGCGTACGTACCAACAACAGGAGCGATGCTACCGTTTACGCCGATCTTTAGATCGGTAACGGGCGGTCTAAACTCACTTAGATAGCGCTGCGCATAGTCGTACAGTTGATTTTCAGCGTAGGCGTCCTGACGTGTCTGCGACTCATCAAGAATTGGCCACCCCGCGTTCAACAGGTCTGTCGCGGACGCTACAGCGTACGGTTGGCTAGCTTCGTCTCCAAGATCACTGATGTTTCCGACAACAAAAAATCTTGTTGCAGCGTTTTCTGCTGACTCATCCATGGTAACGGTATTTATGTTTCCGGGATACTCAAAAACGAGTTCATCAGCGCCAAAACGACTTAGTGGCGACACCTCGCCTGGCGCCGGCGGATTTGGCACGTTGATCGGCAGCAGCACAAATGTTCGCGTAAACGTTGAAGTCGTCGGATCGTACGCGCAGTCGATTCGGTACTCAAATCCATCTACGGTGTCAGAATACTCGTCAAGTTCTTCGCCAATTGATCGCAGTTCGTATCCTCTGTACGTGCGGTTGTCGATCGTAACGCCGCTGTAGTCGTTAGTAGAAAAGTCGATACCGATGTCTGAGTTTCCAGGGAACGGGCCATAGGTGTTTGAGAAGAGACGAGGAGTAACGGTTGCCGACCCTGCCAACGGTACGATTAGGTTAACAGATCCCCCGCTATCGTACTCATCTACGTTCGAGCTCGCGATAGCAAAGTACGTTGAAGTCGCAATCGTCACCGTTTCTTCGCTGGAGTTGTAAGAACTTGGCGTCACACCGGCGATGCTTACCTTGTCGCCAACAGAAAATGCGTTATCTGCCGTGATAGTAATGTGGCCGGAGACTTCTCCACCAGACACGTACGCGGCAGGAGTACCCGCGTTGAGTATGGTGAATACCTTTTTAGTTTCTGTGTCTACGTTGTAAACTGTCCCGGTGATGTTATACGCGGCGGGATCAACACCCGTAATCGTTACCGTGTCTCCAGCCTTAAACGGCACTATCGAGTCGCAGAAATACCAGAACAAGCCAAACGCGTGAGCCGTGCTTTCAATCATCGGGTGCGTTATACTCGTTATCGTCGCTTCGTACACCTCGCTCGACGCGACGTAGACGTAGTACGTAAACGTTGTCGACGTAGGCGTTGAGTTGATCAAATGTCTACCATCAAAAGTTGCGTACGCCGCCGCCGGGTCGTCTACGTTCTCGATATCTACGTACTGCCCGACAGAAAAGCTGTGGCTTGAAGACGTAGTAAGAGTCACAAGACCAGTTGTCGCGTCCAGCTCTTTCTTAGTCACCGTGGCAATTGCCGTAGAAGTTGGCGCGCTTACGACATTTGTTGCTGTTTTTGCGTATGAAACGGTATTTGTAGTTGTCGCCGTGACGGTGTAGCTGCCGTCAAAACTTGCGCCAATATTTTCAACATCAACGGTCTGGCCAACGCTAAGATCATGAGCTGATGAGGTTGTTAGCGTGACTACGTTGTCTGTCAACGCTCTCGTTGATACGGCAAACTCGTTTCTAACTCCAGGCTGCAGCTCCGAGTTTGGAAATTGAATGTTCGAGAAGTCAACCTGCATCTCTGTGAGAAGCTCACGCGTATAATCATAGGTGTCGACTCTGACCTTGACGGTCGTAGATGCGTACGTACCGACCGGCAGGCTTGGAATGCTTACAGCAAATGACGTGTCCGTAAGGCCAGACGCAAGAACGGTGTAGTAGCCGTTGTATGTGAAGTTTGAGACATCGTAGAACTCAAGCTTTACAGGCGCACCTGCTGTAAAGTCGTACGATCCGCTGCTAAGGGTCACTACGGTAAGACCGCCTACAGTTGACTTGACCGCCGTGGCGCCAAAGTCGTGGCTGAACGTGCGCCAGATATTTCTGTGATACAGATAGCTTGTAAATTCAGCGCCCTGAACCGACAGACTTTTTTCGGTCAGACTGTACGATCTGCTCCAGATGATGCCGCCCCAGACGCATTCGTTGTCCCTAACGACGTACAACCCCGTCTTGCCTGGCATCGTGTTTTCATACAGGTTCAACGCATCGGTTTCATCGATGACGGCGATGTTGCCGCTGAACTTGCCGGCGCTCTTTAGCGATCTTTCGTACGAAACGCCTTGAAAAGGAATTTCGGCAAGAAGAGAGTTAGACAGCAGATCTGTTACAAAGTATCTATACTTCGGTGCGGTGGGGTCGAACCCTGTCATGTCTGTCTCTCATCTCTGTTTCTTTGTCAAGGCTAACCGATCCAACCCGACCTATAGTAAATTACCATGGACGCGTCGGACGTGGCGTCGCCTTCGTCTGTGAACTGTATCGGGTTGTCACCTGAAGAAAGCGTCAACCAATCTGTAAGAGTGTCGATCTTTACGCGGGCGCCGATCGTCTCACCGTTCAACGCAACTTCGTGAGTGTACGTGTCTATCTCAAGAACGTCTGCGTTTCGTGACACGGTGCCTGTAGCCGCCGTGTTTGACACGGTCTGGGTCGTCGTGTTCGTGTAGCTGATGTTGTAGACGCCGGCACCGGAGTTTGCTCCAGTGATCAAAACTACGCCATCGTAGGGAGCTCCCATGCCGGAGACGGTGACGTAGTCGCCCTCGACTATCGTATGCGCCGCGCTAAGTGTCAGTGTTATGACGTAGTTTACGATCTGCTTAAAGGTGACAGTCGCTGTTTCGCTGGCTCGCAGCGGTTCAACGATCGTCAGGACCTGAGTGTTCGCGCTGTTCGCTATCGTCGCCGGGCCAACGATAGGGCCGGTGACTTCAATGAACAAAGGTACCTCGATGTTTCCGACGTTCTCGATCGTAGTTGCACCGGTTGCCAGCGTAGATGAGTTTGCACACGCTAGGTTGACTACGTCGTAACCGTCTGGGTCCGAGTCATTCCACGAGTACTTGATCGGATCAGCGGCACGAAGTCCGATCGAGAAGTCGGTTCTTCCGCGCGCGTTTACGGTTTGAATGCTTGGCTTACCGCTTAGGCGAACGAAGGCAGCGCGTGTCGGAGATTCCTTGGTCTTCAGCCACGCGCCTGATCTAACAAGACTGGTAGCGTTGATCAATTCGGCTCTTGCTGCCGGCATTAGATCAGGCCCAGGTGTTAGAAAAGACCCGTTGAGAGTGATTTGGCGTGCCGCCCAGCGGCCTGAAGCGTCGAACGAGCCGTCTCCCCAACCACGCGGAATGTCGGGAATCTCGGGGTCTGGGTGCTCCCACCAACCAATGATGTCTGTGCACACCCAAAGAACGTTGTTTGCGTCGAGTCTGTTTAGTATGAGATCGCCGAGTAGCACGTCTTCTCGGAGCTTCATTCCAGTGAATACTGGCGGCGGCTCCGGAATGAGTGTCTTGTTTACGTTTGTTGTTTCTCTGTTCTGAGAAACGCTGTCGATGTACGGCCCAGAGCCATAGGCTCCGCTCCCGTACGTCAACAAACCGGTGTACTCTGCCATCGAAGTTCAGCCCTGACTAGGCTACGTCTCCGTAGGTGATGTTCGTGGTTCCGCTCGTCGAAAGACCGAGGTCAACGAATCTCAGCCAGCTTCCGTCCTTCGGTGTCACCGTGCCAGAGGCCACTGAGACCTGCAGAGGGAACCTTGCTGTTGCCGTACCCTTAAGAACCATGCCACGAATTCTGATCACTTGAATAGCGGCGGTGTTTCCGCCGGTGATCGCCTTATTCGCGGTAGAGTTGAACTGGTTGAAACCTGTCATCGACGTAGATGAGCCTGCGACCGTCTCGAGTGAAACTACTACCTCGGCCTGAAACTCGGTCGCGGCCGTTGATGCCCAGCCAAGAGTGATCGCTCCTGTAGAAGAGTTGTTCAACCGCAGAAAGTATTCAAACGTGTAGAGATGATTAAGCTCAAGGTTCGGCGAGACACCAAACGGATTTGTGGCAGTTGTCGTGATACCGCTGCGGTCTGCGGCAAGGTAGTGAAACATTGTCCCGGCAAGTTGATACTCAGCAGCACCAGATGAGTAGACGAAGCGGTTGTCTATCTCTTGAATAGCGGTGTTCAGCGTGGTGCCCCAGTTTGCGTCGCCGTTTTCTGGTATCTGCGTTGATCCGTTAATTAGATACGTTGTCACGAGTTCTCCATTTCAATCATCTTTACAATCATAACCTACGCGGCGCCTCTGCGGAGTTGGAGTGCAAGCTCTCTAGAGATCTTCGACGCAAGTTCGGTTTCATTCATTCCTTCGGACGGGTAGACATTCATGGTGATCCCACCTTTGACGCCGCCGGAAAGAAACTCGATCATCGCCTTGTCGCGCCTTGATAGACCGTCTGGGTCAAGAGGCTCAACACGTTCTGGACGTCCGGCTTCACCAATGACAGCAAGCACGCCGCCAGGTGTCGGCGACACGGTGCCGCCGAGTGCCATCGGGCGCGCTCTAGTGTCGTAGCGCCCGCTGTCATTAGTGCCGTATGTCGTGTTGGCGGCAATTCGAGATCTGTAGTACTCCGACGCCGCTTTCCCTGCCGCTGCAGCTCTGGCGTTCGACCCATCGATGTCAACTCTTTCAAGAGTGATCTTTGTGACCTTGTCGATGTTGTCAACCAACGGAATAGCGTTGTACGCCGAGATCAAACCGTTTATAGCTGTAATCGCAAGGTTGATACCCCACTCAACTCCACCAATGACTGCGTTGATGATTCCTTCGATGACGCTAACTACACCACTAAAAGTAGACGAGACTATGCCAGCAAGAGTGCCAAACACGGTTGCAAACGCAGACCCAATCTTGTCGAATAGGCCACTGATTATCCCAACGCCTAGGTCGATCGCTCCGATTATGGCGTTCCATATAGGCTCAAACACAGGCTTGAGAGCGTTAAACACCGTGCTGAATACGCTGCTTATGAAACCAAACGCTGTTGTTATCGCGCCAACGCCGATGTTGACGCCTGTAGTAATGTACGGCCACACGGTGTCGAAGATGCTCTTTAAGAAGCCGAACACCGTCGAGAAGACACTCTTAACTACACCGAACACCGTCGAGAAGATCGATCCGAAGTTCTTAATGCCCCAGGATATGGCGCCCCAAACCGCCTTGAACACGACCTGAAGGACCGTAAACACTCCGATGAAGATCGCCTTGACGATGTTGAACACCATCATGAACAGCACCTTGAAGATCTCAAGGCCTTTCATAAAGATTCTAAAAACGTTGACAAACAGGACGCGTAGTATCTCGAACACCGGCCTAGCGACAACCATGAACGCGCTGAAGACCGTCTTGAAGACATTGAATATTACGCCTAGCACCGTCTTGACGACGTTGAAGAACGTCTTAAAGACGAACAGCACAGGCTGCATCGCCTTGTTGACGATAGGCCAAATCTTGTTGAATACGCCTTTCCAGAAGTTAAACATGAACTGAACGTACTTAATTATCAGATCTATTACGCCCTTAATTATCCCCCAAATAGCGTTGAACACCGGCTTGAGGATTTCTACTAGTCCTAGCACGATAGTAATGAACGGCGTAAGAAGCGCTCTCATTATGTTGAAGGCAGCCTTAAAGGTGTTAACAATAGACTTAAACGCAAACTCTATGGTATTACCGATCGACCCAAACGCCTTGCCGAAGTGTTTTTTCGCGCCGTCTACGTCTCCGGTGAGAAGCGAGAACACACCGCGGATAATCTCATACACTGCCTTGAACGCGTTTATTACGGCGCCGATGGTGTAGATAAACGACATGATGCCAAACTTGATACCGTCAATCAGCGGCATGACGAAGCGCTCAATGTACGGGACCCAATACTCCGCTAGGAAGTCGCCAAACGCCCTAAATGCGTTCTTAAACTTATCGATAGATATGCTACCGACTCCCATCGCGCCGAAAACTTCATCGAGCACACCCTTGATATCGTCGAACGCGTCCTTGAGTTTTGCTAGAACCTTTTCCCACAGCTCCTTAAGGGCGTCCCTAAGCTTTTGGCTGTAGACTATAGCAAGAGCGATCGCGGCGTACAGCGCGGCTATCGCTATAGTTATTCCGGTAGCTACACCGCCGCCGACGCCAAGCAGCATAATTCCAAGTCTTAGAAGCTTAAAATACCCAATCACGCCCTTTAGCAGAACGCCAAGAACCCTGAAAACAAAGGCGATTTTACCGAACGCGCCCCCTATGGCCATAAAAACGAATCTACCGATTCTGCCAACGACGCTGAGAGCCTTGCTTACACCGATGATCATCGCTACTTGAAGAGCGATCTTTCTTATCATGTCGTTGGAGAAGATCTTGATAAGAATGTCAAGAACAGTTTCAAGAGTCCCAAAGAACATTTCGATAGACTGCGACTCGGCGAACAGCGACAAAAATTCTCCAAGCTTTGTCACAAACTCGCCCATAGCCGGGGCTGCCTTTTGTAGAATCTCAAACACGTCACCGATCGTGCCGGCCAACGGCACCAACGCGTCGGCCGTCTTACCGATGCTTTCATCGTCGCCAAGCTTTAGAAATTCCTTTACTATCTCGACAATCAATGTCGAGATCTTTGAAAAGTTCTCAGATGCGTCGATAAAGAACTGTTTCAATGACCCGTCATCAAGAAGTTTTTTAGTGAACTCGTCGAACTTCTTCATCGACTTTTCAAACGTGTCAAGCAGCATCTCGCCGCCGGAGCCTGGCCCCGACGCGGCTTTGCCGATGTTCATGATCGCGCCAAATAGTCCGTTCTTGCCGAGCGCGCGACCAAGCTGCGCAGCGATATCGCCTGCTCTAGTGAACGTATTGCGCAGCTCTCCTGTTTGATTTCTAAGTTCTCTCGTCTCCTTCCAACCAGTGGTTAAGGTGACGATCCAGTCGGTAAAACGACGTATGAGCGGGTCTGCCGCGTCGAGCAGCGACAACATGATGTCGTACAGGTTACCGAACACGATGCCAAGTTTGCCTGTCGTGTCGGCGTTAGTGTCAGTGATTCTTGTCAGCTCTTCTAGGTTTTTACCTTCAGTGACAATCTTTGAAAAGTCAAGCGCAGATTTGCCAAGAGCCTTGCCTGTTTTTTGAAGAATAGGTTGAAGAGCCGGAAATAGATTAGTGACAAGGTTGTCAAGAGCAAAGGTTAGAGGCCCAAAAAGTTCCTTACCTGCAGCGTGACGAAGCTCTACAAGTTTGGGCTGAATAGATACAAGATACTCAGCAAACGCTCTTGCCTCTGCGGATAGTTTATTTAGCGCTTCAGCATCTGCCGAGCTGCCGCCGCCGCTACCTTTTCTCGCTTCCTCGAGTCTTTCCTGCGCCTCTATGAGCCGTTTTAGCGCGTCAAGTTCGGCCTTTGCTCGCGCGTCAACGGCTTCCTGTACCGCTTTTTGCGCCTGAACAACTTCTTCTTGGCCTTCGATGCCAAGTTTGTTTCTTTTTTCAGTTTCTTCAGCAAGATCTGCGTTTCTGTCTTTGGCACGACGCATGTTGAGGTCTGCCTCTTGATAGGCAAGTTCAGCCTCGCGTCTTGCTCGAGAATTCGGCGGAAGATCTTGAACTCTAGCAAGTGTCTCTCTTGCTTTCTCGAGTTCAATAGCGGCTTTCTTTTCTGATAGCGCGGCGTCTTCAGCATCGAAATTAAGTTGCTGTAGACTTTCAGACGCCTCCTGCCTCGCTTTAGTTAACCGTTCTTCTGCTTCAGTTAATCGATCGTTCGCTCTAGCAAGCGCTTCACGATTTTGCTCGAGTACTTCAGCTAATCGTCTTTCGGCCTCCTCTACTCGCTTTGAGTTGTCACCGCCTCCGCCGCCACCTTTCTTCGTGAGCGACTTCATCGCTGCGCCGATGCCGCTAAACGCCATCTTTGCAGTTATCGCGGCCTGACCAATCGCCGAGAAGATGCTAGGAAGAACGATCAGAGATGGTAGAGCTGCTGCAACCTGCGACGTAAGAGCCGTAAGACCAGACACCATCGATGAGAGACCGCCGACGGCAACGGCAATTGCGGGACCAAAGGCATAGCCTTGGATCGTCATTCTTCTGAATGCTTCGTACGCCTGGTCTGCTTCTCGTCTGAAGTCAGTGGTGATCGCTTTGATCTTTATGTACGCTGTACCGACAATTGCCATGTGCCGTCACCTCCTCACATCGTATTGCATCAGTATTGATTTTACAACGGTTTTTAGTGGCCTAGTGGAGCGTCGAGGCCTCTACCAAACGGAAGTCTCGACGACGCGTCTGGTGACGTTGGGGCGATGTATGGCTTGACTTCTCGAGACTTTCCAGACCGCTCAAACGGGTCTACAGGCACAGGAACTTCGTAGTCTTCTTCCATTATGCTATCAGCAACGTCCGGCGGAAGAGTAGTGCCGCTGTTCTTAGAAGACGCGTACTTGTACTCTCTGCCGTACAGATTAGCGTATAGAGAAATTCTTGATTTGTCTCGTGCCTCGCCCTGCTCAGCGGTGCTGATCGAGTGCATGTCTTCTTCAAAATAGAAATGAAGAACGTCAAGAAGATCCGGCGCAGATAGCGACCGAAGATCTAACCCAAGAGTTATTGATTTGCCGTTTACATACGGCCAGAGTTCTACTGCCCAGTCGACGAGAGCTCTGGCCGCTTCGTAGGGCGTTCAGAGTACATTTCGACGAGCCATTGAATGATGTCCATCAGAGTTTCCATATGGACGATCCGCTCGGGGTCTAGGCACAGAACGTTGAATCTTTCAAGACTCTCCGGCACTAGCACTGTACTAAAGAACTGGTCAACAACCTTACCAGCGTCTGAAGCGTTTTCATCTGCTGTTTTTGTCGCCAGGTCAAGAATAGTCTTGCCTGGGATCTGCGGGCGACAGGTAAACTCTTCGTCGCACAACTTGAATGAGATCGGTTCGGCGTCCGAAAAATCAGGGGTCCCGAAGTCCTTAAACTTAGCCATCAGATATCTACGTCTCCATCCGTGTGTTAGGTATCTTTTGTGCAACTACGCACTGGTAAACTATAACATTTTTCACGTGTTCTCATGCAAAAAAGAGCAGACTTATCACGTCTTCATCGCTATTCTAAGAGCTGTTGTCAAATACGGATTTGGTCTAGTTCCAGGGTGCATGACAGCTCTTTTATGAACAATTACTCCATTGCTTCCTCTAAACCTCAGAAGCTTGGGCGGTGTGGCAACGATAACGTGCGGCCGAGTGCCGGTGTGATGAAGGAGAGCGTACGTTCTCATCGAGCCAATTGTGAACTCAAAACCAGTCGCCGTTCTAGATCGCTGCATTGATATTGAAGCCGCGAGTCGCCCAGTACGCTTACCCACAAGTGATCTAGCGATCTCCTGCGCTTTTCTAGCCTTGGCCTCGACGTGCTTATTGACCTTACCGCCACGCGAGTTCAGCATCACCTCAATAGCGCCGTAGTCCCACTTCATGTAGACCTGTGTGCTAACGCTCATCTTAGACCTACGGGATCGCCATCGTCAACTGAAGTACGACGAGTTGAAAACCACCTTCAGGTGGTGGCGTCTCGACGGTTCCGATGACACCGATTCCGTACCCGCCTTCTTCCCACATATCAAGAAGATTTATCGACTGAAGAAGAACCCAGGTATCGATCGCTGATATCTGCGCGGCTTCCTCGATAGTTGCCGACGTTGGCGGCCTGCCGTTCACGGACACGGTCGGTATCTCTCTAGCGACGGTGACAAGAACAACCGCTGTTCTAGGCGCAGTGCATCTTCTTGGTTCAGAGATCTCGTTGCCAGGTGAGCCAAGGTATGTTTGAACAAGTGTCACCGTCAACTGTTCGCAGTCGATAGATGACTGTCCGACCGTCCAATACCTTCTCGTCGGCAGTGGTACGTTGTACGAGTTAAACGTAGTGACGACGCGCGCCAAGATACCATCTAGCATATTGCAGATGTTTAGCGCGTCTTCTGAGACCTCTGAGATATCTACGATTCCCACTTAGGATCCGATCGTGTATGCGTTGATGACAGACGAGGCAAGACCGATCTTTAGGTTGCCGGTGCAGATCAACGACGTCTCCGTCGTGCCACCAACTGTCCGTGTGCCGTACAGTTCGTACGTCCCGGGGTCGATCATCTTTAGAACCTCAAGGGCGTCGGCATACGTTACGGAGATGGTTATTCTATCGTCCGTTGTAGAAGTGGCGGTGCCGCTTGCTGCGACAGACGATACGTTCGACGCGGTCTTGGCGTATCTAAACGTCGTAGGTGTCGGCACCTGAGTTATCGTATATGTGCCGTTGAACGTTGCGTCAACACCGGCGATGACAACCTCGGTGTCGACGTAAAAACCATGATCTGTGCTCGTAGTGATCGTGGCGACGTTCGACGACAATGACTTGTTCGTCACGGTTCTTGCCGAGGTCGTCGGGTCACTTGTCACCGCGGCGCCTGTCAACGTCTTCGACGCCGTTTCACCGTAGTTTCTGATGATTACCTCGGGAGACCACCCGCCGGACAGAAGGAACAGACCGTTGATGGAATCGAGTGACACGTTCGTCGTGCCTGTTCCACCAGCGGGGACGACGATGTCGAGAGCGCTTGCGCCGAGCTTCATCGACTTCGGCGCGCTTCTTCTTGCTCTTGGAACGTCGGTAGAAAATACTCTGGCCTTAGCCTTTGCCTTGTCTGGGTTTACAGACTTAAGAAACAGGTCTACAGCGTACAGACCTGTACGCATCTCGTCGATGAAGTCCTGACTATCCAGCAGCGTGTACGACACACCCTGTCGAGATATCGATGTTACGCGCTGCGGTAGCGCGCACGTGTCGTCGCCATTGAACAACTTTGCAAACTCGATGGCTAGTGTTCTTGCCGCCATCTTGCCCATCGTCGGAGGCTCAACTCCATATGAGTACGTGACCTCGACGTTACACGCCGACCACGGCACACCGACGACGGCTTGAATTGTCGAGTGATCAACCAAGTAATACTTGTCGGGGCTTATTATGTTGCCTACTCTGTCACGTATCGTGTGTATTTTTGTGACTGGCCGACCGCGAAGACGAATACGAGACGTGGAGGTCATGCCGTCCGACGTCATGTCTTCGTAGAAGTCAAGGTCATCTGAGAAGAAGTTATATACGTCACCATCGACAAGAATGGCCTTGTTGTTGTCGATGGCTGGGCCGTAACGGTACGTACGACCGGCGCATACGTAACGCTCCGTAACAGTGGTGGTTCCGCTGTATTTACGTCCCGACAGCGCCCAGAGCAGGTTAGAGGCCGACTTGGCGGCCTCGTAAGCAAACTCTGTCTCGGCAAAATCGCCGAGCTCCTCGGGTGTTACCCATAGATTAGACATCTTACCTCGTCTCTATCTGCATAAACTGCAATGGCGCGTCCTATGTATTTTACACATAGAACGCGCCATTGACAGTTACGCTGATCAGGACGTCGGGTCCTCTGTGGACGCGATGATGAAGTCGATCGACTCGTCCTCGTTGTAGTTGATGTTGCCAGGCATGTTGTATGCGGTTGTCGAACCCTGCGACGCGAAGTCGGTGACCGCGCGGCTGTTCGCCTCTACAAGAGCAGTGCCAGCGTCTGCTGTCGACGAGATGTTTCCAGACGTCGTCGTAGTGTAGGTGAACGTTGTCGTCAACGGTGTCGAAGCGATCGTGTACGTGCCGTTCAACGCGGTGGTTGTTAGACCAGAAACTACTACTTCGTCTCCAGCTACAAAGTTGTGCGCAGCGGATGTCGTGATAGTAGCAGTCGAGGCAGTTCTAGCGACGTTGCTGATCGTAGCCGTAAGGTCTCCGTGCCAGGTGTAAAAGCCCTTGCGGCCTGTCGGCGCCCACGTCGAACGAGCGTACGAGTACGGGCGCTCCGTCGCGGTCGGGAACTCCCAGCGATCGTCGAGGCCGTCAGCGAACAACGAGTTTCCGAGGCCGTAACCTTCGAAGGTTGTCGCGATCATGCCGTTTTCGATCACGCGATCGCCCGACTGACGAAGCTTGGCGTACGGGAACACCCAGTGGAAGTAGGGGTTTGTTCCAGCGCGCTTGCCGTCAGCAACGGCGAACGACCAGCACTCGATCGCGACACCGTTACCGGCGGGGTCGTCGCCAACAGCGGGGGACGACCAACCGATGCTCTTGCGGTCAGGCGAAGCGAATGTGCCGTAGTTCTTACGGAGCAACAGACCGCCGGACACGAGCTGTGTCAACTCGGGGTCTGGCTCACAGATCGCGAGCTCCATAGTCACTCTCTTCAGAGTGTCGGGCGCGCGGTACGAGACGCAGATGACGCCGTTTGCCGACTTCTCGACAATTTCGTCTCCCTGCTCGTATTCCGGCGTGAACGACAGACGCATGAACGCGCTGGTCGTGTAGCTGTCGCCAGGCTCATTAAGAAGGTTGCCAGACGCGTCAAGACGTGTGACGCGAATTGACACACCTTGAATGCTCGCGGCGTAATCTTGAGTTGCCATGTGGTTTTCTCCTTGTTAGAAATCTGCTGACGCAGTTAATCTTATATCGACAAATCAACCCTGACAGCGAGATGAATCGACGTGTCAAAGTACACAGCGGCAGGGCGAATCGCCTTGAGCCGCATATCGTTCTGGTTTCCGGACACGTCGTACGCCTGGGCTAGATTGTCGTTCACAACGTCAACGTTTCCAAGGAAAACTTTTACTTTTCCAGTTGCGAAGATCCACTTGTTGGTGTCTGACGCTGTCGCGCCAGTCGCGCCGTCAGGGCCTGTTCCGGAGTATCCAGATCCGACGATGACTGGAGTTCCGCCCATCGTCTGAAGGTGCTCTTTGCCCTTGTCGTGGAAAAGCATGTTGCTGTTGCTCGAAAGTATGGCGACCATATCTCGCGTCATGTGAATGACGCCTTGCTCGCCGCCGTCAGATGTCTGACCGATGTAGTGCTCTAGAAGTGCAAGAGCTCTTTTTGCAGAAAGCGCAGTACCGCTGCTTAGAATTGTAGCGGTGCTCGCTGTAAGTGCCTTGTTGTCGTGGCTCTCGCCTTTACGGATTGCTCCGTCCCAAAGCTCGAGCTCAAGGGCGTGTTGAGAAACGCCTTCAAGTTGACGCTTGATACGTGCGATTCTGTCGAGGCCTAGAAAGCCTAGTGTAGATCTAATCTCTTCGACTTCAATGAAAAATGGCTTGATCTCGTCGAAGTAATTTACTGCAGCAGCGGCGACAACGTCTTCGCTGGTGTTGTCTGTGTCGTCATAATTTGAGACGTGATAGACTTCTGTCTCCCACTCTTGCGAGAAGCCGCGAACCCACTTGTCTTCCTCGTTCGAGTTATTGGGCTTAGCTACAGAAAGCAGACCGAACATCGAAGGTTCTATTTTTGGTGCTTGTATTACACCATTCTTTGGGAAAGCCATCTATGGTTCCTTACCTGATGAAAGTTGCTTTTTATTCGTTTTGGGGGAGCCCGCACGGATGCAGGCTCCCCCTAACGAGTGTACTACTGGGATCAGTATTCGATCGCAGCGGCGGTGGCAGCACCGGTCGTGTCGCGGAGGGCAGCAGCCACACCGTTCACGCTGATGGTGGATGTCACGACGAGCGACTCGATACCAACCTTAGCGATGCCCTCGAAGGTTTCAACGAACATCTTGTAGTCGTTGGTGCCGACGAGTGTCGAGTCACGGATGATACCAAGATCCAAGGTACCGCCGTCGAGGAACAGGAACGTTCCTTCGGCGAAGATGTACCAAGTGAAGGTGTCTGTGAACTCGTTCATCGCTTCTGCGCCCTGCGCGCCGTAGACGTTCAGGTCGGGCGAGAACGTGATGCTCACTCCACGAGAAGCGAGGTAGCCCTCGATCTCGCCAGCGGCAACGTTCATTGTCCCGTCGCCAGGCATGGCCAACGTGAGGTCGGCGATCATGGCGTCACGGATCCATGTAGGAGCAATGACCTTGAGGTTCTGCGACGGGTCAAGACGGTGACGGCTACGGTACTGAGTAGCGGCGCGGCCGACCTGCACGAGGAAGTCGCGAGCAACACCGATGAGGCTGGTGGTGGTCACGGCTGTCGAGCCGGATGTCAGCTTGCTAGCCAAGTACTGCTCGGCCTCACGGGCGTGCTGGATCAGAGCAAGCTCGTTGTGACGAGCAATCAACTCTGGGTACGCACGTGTCATGAGGTTACCGAACTGGAGCTGCAGGGTCACGGCGTCGGTGGCGACGGTGAGCTCTGTAGCGGCAGAAACGGTGAGGCTGGTCTTGGTGTCGGTACCGGGGCTGGTGTCGGTGACGTTTGTCCACACTCCAACGGCGTTGGCGTAGCTGCTCAGCACCGGGGGCTGAATGTAGCGGATACCGCCACGGTCAGCCTGGAAGCGAGGCAGCGAGTCACGGATCGGGCGAACCGTGGTGCCGAAGCCGAAGATGTCGTACTTGACCTCGAACGGTGTGCTGTGTCCACCGGACGCGACTAGCGCCTCGGGACCAG